GCAGAATATAACCTCTGATAATAATAGGGCATTACCAAAACCCTTGAAACAATCTTATCAATTGTAGGAGTCGCTATCAAAGTACCTACAATACTTTTCTTAGGAATCATGATAAGTTGCTTAACTGAATTCATAACTTCACCCATTGTGGTAGAAGAAATGTCATCCCTAAAATTGCCCAATATCCTTGCACTCTGAAGTTTAGGCTCACCATAAGGGTTAACTGGATAGCGAACTCCTCTTGGCACCGCCAACTCAAAAGAAGGCATGCAACAAACTTCAACAAGAAAGTCAACCTTATCAGCAACCATAGAAGGCGCTTGTAAGGGATCCATAACATACATTACTAAAGTCCCAAACATTTCGTCAAAAGACAAATAAGGAACGAAAGTAACATAAGGAACTTCGAACTCAAAAACGTTACCGTCTTTGAGATCAAAGATCACGGAATGTCCAAAAGGCTGAGGTATGCCGGAAGGGGCGGAAGCTACAGTCAAACTAGTAGTATTATCGGAGGCTGGTCTAGATGTAGTGGTGGGGTTAAAACACAAACAAACCCTACCGCCATGCATTTTTGTCTTACCAAAAGTAAAACGAAAACGAAATCCTCCTCGCCAATTCCTAAACATGCTAGCCAAAAAGAACACATGACTAGGAATAAAAGAATTAGCAGTAGAACCTGACAACAAAGGCGCGGCCTTATTTCCATATGGAGCCGTATTTGGATCACGAAACCAAAAGAAAGAAGGTCCAACACCGGTAGTGTACACTATAGAACCAGTTGCATCAGTAGTTGCCATTGTTGAAACACAAATCTGACTCCACTGCCCTAAAATATAAGAAAAAGCCATCTCATCCACATCACTAGCCGCAAAAGCAGGTGTAACTTGCATCTGATTAGAAGCAAACGGACCTACCACTGCAGTAGCAGACGGCATGTCTGTGTTGGCTTCAAACACATGGGGAACATTATGTACAACATGAGGTGGCTCCTGAATCTGTGGCTTAGAATAACCGAAAGAACGGACTGCGCCGGAGGTTTTTTCCAAAAACCACGAAGCTGGACCTGCTATACTAGAAATCATTGGAACTCCCTTAGAAATCCACTTGACCGAGCGAGAAAGAGCACTCAACCCTGAAGAAAAGGGATAAGCTTCATTCTCAAACTCGACGTTCATGGGCTTCATAGACCTACCCGATTGCACAGTAATAACAGAAGTGCCTTCGGGACGTGCACCTATGAGCTCCATCTCCTCAAGATGTACTAACAACTGGTAAGTGGGAGCAGCCAAACCGGTGACAGTAGGAACTGCCAAAATGGGCGTCAAACCCAGCAAACCATAAACTCGCCCACCAGTGGGCAACAAATATTCCTGACTGTTCAAATAAGGAATACTCAATTGGACACTAGTATTGGTTGACAGATCTAGACGAACATGTGGTAAATTAGTGCTAGTCGCTGAATTCGAACCACGGTTATACATATTTTCATTGACAGTAGAAGCAGCTTCATACTGCCAATTCAAACATAAAACACCTTGATGAAAGGGAGTGGCACTAACTTGCAAAGTAAAAACTAACTTAAACCTAACTCCATAGACTCCAAGAAGTCTGTTGGCACCCTGAGGAAAGTATGTGGAAAACAAACTCCCTGCTGCAAAGTCCCAAAAAGTTGTCGAATAAGATGAAACAGGAACAACACCACGAGCAATAACACGAGGGCGGCGAAAATACTCCTTAAGATCTTGCAACTCAGGCTGCTCAATAAGAGAGCCAAGAGGAACATAATGCTTACCAAGTACGTCAACAGCCTGACATGCTTCTTGCAAAATTGTGGTAACTCCTGTAGTTTCTGGTGAAGCGTCGACAGACAATGAGTCAATAATATCGCATTTTTGAGCAGAATCGCGTAAACTGCTTTGAGAAGAAACTTCGGAATTACTAGCGAGACTATGTACAATAAAAGGTTGCCTCAAACCTTTTTAAGGTGTCACATTTCTCTGGACGCAGAAATTAATGACGACCCAAACCTAATTCAGGTGTCACATTTCTCTGGACTAACGGCCCTGAGTAGTAAGGTTAAAAAACCACGTTAACTAATGACGCCCTGTCCAACCCTAATATTTCCATGCGACAAGGTATTTACATTATAAGGTTGCGTATGTGCGATCATTTCAATACCAAGCGTCTGTGCGTGATCGCACTAGAGCAAGGTACTGGCTCTGTTCACAAGGGCAACGGGTAACCACCTCCAAATCGTCAAAAATTGATTTCAACAGAGGAGAATATTCGTCCCAAGTGCTCGGACTATGAAGACTAAGCTCCTCCAAAGCCGTCTCCAGAACGTCAATACAAATTGTCCGCTCGAGCTTCTTGTTCTTACACCAATAAAAAGTGTAAAGAAAGCTCTCAAGCTCTAATGGACACGTCCAAAAATTGGATTCACACAAGAATCCTCTCTTTAAAAACGTTATCCTAGACAACTGCGTATACGGTTCATACTCACCGGTTTTGTTACCGGGAGTGTACTTCAAATTAAACTCCTTTTCCAATGCCACAGCAACTGTCTGCTGATTGAATCTATCAGAGACACTTTCACTAACATTGGATGCGTTGTCATCACCATAAGTGACGGCGCTCACGTTATCCCAAAAACCAGTCAAATCCGACGTGCAACTTATGTATGCTGCAACCAACATACACAAAGAGTACATTGAATTGACTATGGTTGTAAAAGGATGTCCACTAGGCAAGGACTTGTTCCATTGATAAATGTAACGTTGAT